ATATGGATATGTGTTATGGGCTGTATATCAGTAACCGAGCAGATAATAGGGTGGTTTCAATAATGGGTGGCATGAACACACCATGGGCGAATATGAATTTCCTATCAAAGCCTGAAAGCGGAGTTGTAAGGATGCAGATAGAATCAAGTCTCCCTGGAACAGCCAAAGTTAAGGTTGTCATTATATCTGACCTGGAGTTAAAAAGAGTCATAAAGTTGAGAAATATCCTGGATGCTGCAATAAATCAAATAGTGGAGAGTACATGACTATCACCGGCAAGAGCATGAAGAAAATCAGGAAGTGGTTAGGGATCACTCAGGAGGAGATGGCCAAGAAGATGGGATATAAGAATCGTGAGACTATCAACCGGAAAGAAAACGGCAAGGACCCCATAACAGCCAGGGACATAAAGTTTTTAGAGAAATACTACGAATAACAAAAAACGGAGAAATAATGAAAACACCAGTAAATATCAGAATAACAAAGTGGTTCACAAAAAACGCCAAATTTGAGAATGGACCAATAATGGGAATTTATAAAGACCTACCCAGGATCCCCAAGCCAACGAGAATTCCTAAACCTTCAGGTGTGAAGGTATGGTTTGCCAGTGAAATAAAGAGATTCGCCAGGCAGGGAGTTAAAGTAGGGATAATTGAGAATAAAGACGGGTGTATCGCTTTAGCCCGGCTGTGATGTGAGATTCATAGTATCACCTGATGGCACTGTTCGGAAGGAAGTTAAGAGAAGGAAAAAGAAAATACACCACTGTTCCTGTGGGAAGAGAATTCTGAAGGGGCAGTGGTGCTCTGATAAGTGTTATTACAAGTGGATAGAAGCATTTTTATTTAATCGATTATAAGAGGTAACATGAACGAGAAAGAATTCGACGAGGTAGTTGTACAAGCAATAGATAAAATAGTCTGTTATAAGGGCGTGACAGGGATATGGGATGTACGGCAAATAGCTAAAGAATTCACAGAGCTATTCAAAGCTGCAATAGAGCTGTATTCTACCAGGGAGGAGGTTGAGAGTATTCTGAATATATCAGGCATTGGCACATTCGATTTTTGTAAAGTTGTAGTGGTAAGCTGTGCATATAATATGGATGGTGACTACCAAATAACATTTGACTATGGAGATGTTTATAAAGTTAGCGGAGAAGTAATGCCACGGGATGAATTCATTAAGCTGTGGAAAGCGTCAAAGAATACCTAATGGAAGTAAATGAATTAAGACTCATTCATGGTGATTGCCTGGTAGCCATGGATCACCTCCATGATAGTAGTGTTGATATGGTCCTTGCTGATATTCCTTATGGTACTACTGCTTGCAAGTGGGATATCGTGATACCATTCAAACCAATGTGGAGGCATTTAAACAGACTTATTAAGCCAAATGGTGCGATTGCTCTGTTTGGTAGCGAACCATTCAGCAGCACCTTGAGGATGAGTAATATTAAGAACTACAAATATGATTGGATATGGGACAAAGTATTAAAGACCGGACATTTAAATGCAGAAAGAAAACCCATGGGCAGGCATGAAGTAATATCCATTTTTGGTAAAAAGATTAATTATTATCCTATAATGGAGCAAGGGGCACCACTACATTCAGAGGGAGTAAATAGAGAGATCAAGAACAGCGAAGTTTATAAAAATCAATCATGTAAATATCATGACAATAAAGGGAATACATTAAAGTATCCTAACACACTGTCAATAGTTATTCAAAAAGTTGCTTCATCAAAATGCGTACATAGCACCCAAAAACCCGTAGCATTAATGGAATACCTAATCAAGACATACACAAAACCGGGTGAGACAGTATTAGACTTTACTATGGGGTCAGGGACCACTGGCGTAGCATGTAATAACCTAAACCGTAATTTTATTGGGATTGAATTAATGAAGGAACATTTCGATACTGCAGTAAGAAGAACTAACACCCATCAATTAATAATAAACGGATTTAATGGTAACACGTAAAACCTCAAAGTAAACAATGGTGCAACAAAATCTTTTTGGCATAGACCATAACCCAAGTGATGTTGTACTCACACCGGAATGGTGTGCAAAGGATACAGTAGAGTGGTTCAAACCAACAGGGAAGATGCTCGATCCATGTAAAGGTGAGGGAGCCTTTCATAATCTAATGCCGGGATCCGAATGGTGCGAGATCCGGGAGGGCAAAGATTTTTTCGAATGGACTACTCCGGTTGATTGGATAATAAGCAATCCCCCATACACGATATTAAGGGATTGGATGAAGCACAGCTTAAAAATTGCGGATGAGATTGTTTATATTGTCCCTGTTCATAAAATATTCAATGCTTATGGGCTGCTCCTGGAGATAAAAGAGTATGGTGGAATTAAGCACATCCGGTATTACGGTACTGGCTCAGTATTAAAGTTTCCTATGGGTAACGCAATAGGGGTGGTTCACTTTTCCAAGGGATACAATGGGCCCATAGGGATAAGTTTTTACTTTCCAGGATAACCATGTCCACAAATAACCCAAAATCAACAAGTCAATAAAAACAACAATTTAGTAAAAGGACACCATCACGGATCCGCAATCAGTAGAAAACAAAATAAGACAGCCAGGTGGGAGATAACATATTTATGTGTTGCAAGTGTCATTTCTTTGCTCTTAAAATATGGGTAGGGAAATTTGAACAATAAATAACACGAGGAAAAAATGCAAATAACTTTAAAGAACGTCAAAATCAACGAAACTTTCAGCGAGGAAACAACAATGTTTATGGCTGATGTATATGCAGACAATAAAAAGTTTGCTCACGCCAAGAATGATGGCCGTGGTGGATGCTCTTATATTCACCACTATGATGGCTGTAAGGAATTAATGCGAGAAGCTGAAGAGGCATGTTTCCTGATGAGAAGTAGAATCTGCACCGACTTTGGAGAGCCTTTTGAAATTAAATCTACTTTAGATAGTGTTGTTGATGATCTAATCGAAGAGCACCGAAAGAATAAGTTCCAAAAGGCCATGATGAAGGATTGTGAGAAAGGGATTGTTTACGGAGTCAACTGCTATAATTACAATACAATGACATGGAAAGGATTCACAATAGCACAGCTTTTAAAACATCCAAGAGGGCAAGGAGCATTAGGGAAAGCTATGAATGAGATAAAAGCTGAATTGAAAGATGGGGAACAGATATTCAACACTAATCTTAATTTTTGAGGGAATCATGGTAGAAATTAAAATCGTAAAAAAAGATGAAGAGTATGCTGTTCAATGGATAGAGAATGGTGTAGTTGACGAGGTAAAAACATACTACACTGATGATAAAGATGATGCAATAGCGACCAAGGCCGAAATAGAAAAGAAAATACCCATCACCAAGGAAGAAATCAAAACCCTGATAGAGAATAGAGGGCTCACGCTTGTGGACCTGATAGACGTGGTTATTGATATGAATGGCTTTGTTGGAGTAGGGCTGATAAGATTGGCTGATGATGTATCTAATCACATCACCGGAAAGATCAATCCCAATTATCAAAAACCTCAATTAGTGGCTTATGTCATTATTGAGACAGAGAAGGATGATAACGGGGAGTATATCCCCTGTATCGTCAAGGATGGGGAGAAGGGATACTATAAAACCGATTATAGGTATGGTACTGACTATAACCATGCTAAAGAGTGTGTAGATGCTCTAAATAGAAAACTTGGCCTCAGTGAAAGGGAAGTTATGCGGTTAAGCTGTGAATCCATGTTTGGGAAGAAGTCATGAGTAATTTCAACAATATGGATGATAGATTCAATGAACGGCTGGAGGACCCTATTCCAGCCGTTTGCAGGGGATGTGGTGAGGAATGTGACGAAGGTTTTAAGGCAGGGGAGATTAAGTATCACCATTGGGCAAGAGCAGACATTTACGGCATATATACCGGCATCTACTGTGATGATTGCTACAATGGAGTATCAGGGAATTATCCTTATCGCAAGGATGAGTATTTTGATACTGCTTACTGTGGGGAAACAATGGATGAGGAGGATTATTAATGGCCAAGTCTAAAAAATATCAAATTAACGGCATGGATGTAAAGTTATGGGAGAAATTCAAAACCAAGTGTGCTTCCAAGGGCAAGACCATGAGGGAAGTAATGATCCAACTGATAAAGGAGTATGTAAAATAACTTTAGGTCACACCTAAAATTCCCATTGCAAAATTTATTCAGAGGAGGTTATCATGAAACTAACCTGAAAACAGAAAAGCCGGTGTAACAACCGGCTTTTTACATTTCTTGAGACAATCCCCTTGCCCTCTCCATAAGAGGTTCCTGATACCTCTTCCAATCCGCTAAAGCCCTTCGACTCGCTTCTTCTCGTGACATGCAACAAGATCGCATGTAATCTTCGGTAGATTTATCAAGGTATTCCTTGCGATAGTTTCTGATATCAGCAGAAGTTTTCTCTTTTGTAAACATTTAATGTAGTATTTATTCATGTATTTCCCGACGGTGAAATATAGCATATCTTTTATTATTAAAAAATAAATTATTAGGTGGTATTAAATTATGGCATGTCAGAATCGGTATCAATCTGCAATAATACCGTAGGATGTGGATGGGGCTGGCAGACGGGTATAAGCGGAGGCAAGACGGATTATTACCCTCCGGGATATATGCCGACCTTTGGAAAACCCAGGGAAATATGCCCGGCATGTGCCTATAACCTTCTGTTCCCAACTATACAGGGAATGGCCGTAGCACTTGAATACACTGACCTGACATTAAAACAAAAGCACACGATAATAGAGCAGCACCTAAATATTCCCAGGGAGACTGTTATTAGAGGGATAGAAGGCAGGAAATATGGCAAAAAATAGACTGACCGACAAACAAGAGATATTCTGTCAGAAGGTAGTTGAGGGTAAATCTCTTTCCGATGCGTACCGCATAGCATATAACACAAAAAAAATGAAAGATACAACGATCAACAGGAACGCCTTTGAGTTGTCAAACAACAGCAAGATTACAACAAGACTTGAAGAGCTAAGACAGAGGGCTATGGATAAGCATGACGTAACCGTAGAAGATGTGATCCGGGAGATAATGAAGATTGCTTTTCTAAATACTCAGGATTTATTTGATGATAAAGGGGAACTTATCCCTATTCACCTACTCCCCAGGGACACCGCAGCAGCAGTTGCAAGTATGGAAGTCACTCTCTCCAAGATTGTGAATGGTAAAGAGGGATCCGCAGACGAATATGAATATCTCAAGAAGATCAAGACCAATGACAAGCTGAAGGGCCTGGAACTATTGGGCCGATACCTGGCAATGTTCACTGATAAGGTCCTGGACCTAACTCCCAGGGAAGTTATGGAAGAAGCGTACCACGAACAGCAGGCAGAAACAGCAAGAGCCATGTTAGAGAAGTATAACAAAACAGAGGAACTTACAGTATCCGATGCTGCAATCGAGCCAGCTAACTAAAAACAAACTTCACCCTTATATGATGGCTGACCTGGTGGCCAAGGGAGTATATACAGAGAAGGAATTCATTGCCTTTGTACATTCCTATAAAAGCAAACCACTTGAATTTTACTGTCCCAACGGCAAACAAGAAGAATTTATCAACACAGTGGCTACATGCAACCAGGATGTAGATACCCCGGTGATCCTGGTAACTTATGCCAATGGTGTAGGCAAGACCACAACCTCCATCCAAATTTTAATGAATTTCATCTATGGGCCTCAAAACGGATGGTTTGACCAACCATTATTCAAAAACTTCCCATATCCAAAACATGCATGGTACTGTTGCACAGCAGACGCACTCAAGAACAAAGTGGTGCCTGAGATCGAGAAACTTGCCAAGATGGGCACTTATGTCGGGAACAAGGGTGGAAAGCCTTATACGAGCGAATTTAAGTTTAATGATGAGTTTTTAGTACACCTCAAGACATTCGACCAGGATCCCAAGACATTTGAATCAGCTGACGTGGGTATTGTTATCCTCGATGAACCATGCCCGGAAAATATATGGAAGGCTATTAAATCACGTCGTAGAATGGGCTGTATCATCTTATTACCTATGACTCCGCTGTATTGTGATCCATATATAATCGATGAAGTTGCCGAGGGAGCAGAAAATGACAGAGGTGGATACCATCATTTAGATGCAGAGGTATATGATGCTTGCCAAAAGAGAGGGATAAGGGGACACTTAGAGGCTGGCATTATTGATTCTATGGTTGCAGATTATGACGATGATGAGTACGCAGCCAGGGCCAAGGGAAAGTTTATGTACTTCTCCAGGTCGATTTATGGCAGTAATATAAGCAAAGCGAGGCACTTCCGGGATCCTGATGAATTCCCGATACATCCCGAAGCCAAGCTATTACAGATTGTGGATCCCCACGATGGCAGATATTCAGCAAGCATATGGATGGCGATTAATCCAGATGGTCGAAGAATAATATTTGATGAATACCCCAGGAGCAAAAAGTCCCCATTCTGGAAGATGCACGGGAAGCGAACTACCAGCGAAGAGGTCCGGGATTGGATCGCAATGGAGAATCTACACCCATTTATTCAACCTAAAGGCCGGAATGTAGGCAGAGTCCTGGACAAAAGGTTTGGATGGCAGACCAGGGGAGACACAAATTTCGCAACACTGTACGCAAAAGCCGGTAAAAAGGCAGACTATCCATTCAATTTCAAAGAATCCTACAGCATATCAGGTGCAGAGACAGAGATTCAGTATGGGCACAGGATGGTTAGGGAGGCTTTCAGGGACATGCCGGTACCCAATGATCCCAATATTGAGCCAGGATTAATAATATGGAACACCTGTTATCACACCTGGAACGGGCTATCGCATTATATCAGGAAGATGGAAGTAACCAAGGCAGCAGCAGATAAAGCAGTAGGCACCGGGATTATAGTAGAGAAGTATAAGGATTTCCCGGATGTAATAAGATATGGAGTATGCACCAGTACACCTCCTCCCAGGCAGACATTCCAGCAGAGGGAGCAGGAAAGAGTATTGGATGAAGTTTTCAACACTAAAAAGAAAGTGGCACGATGGTAATAAACGTATTGATGATAAGCATACCTATCTCTATAGCTATAGTAGCTTCAGGCATCATAGTAGCCAAAGCTATCAATGTAACTATGGATAGGTATATAAAACACAACAGCTTTGCCGGAAACGTCATTAAAAAGGTGGAGAATATCCCCCTGAAACCCACGGTGAAGAAGAAAGATGAGAAGGTTAAACAACAATGGTAGCCAATGCAATGGAAGCCCTCAAAGTTAATAGTGGCACGATAAAATTAGATGAGAAAGACAGAAAGAAAAGGCCGGTAGATGGGAAACCATACGAGGACCAAACTTTATATAATTGGGTCCTGGCAACACATGATTCATTCCGCAAGCACCTCAATGACAGCAAAGTTATCGCAGATTGGAATAAATGGGTAGCTTATGAGAATACAGATGCCTGGGATGGAAGGCATGGAGTGGCTACCAGGATGGCAGAGTTTCAATCGAACATGTTATTTGAAGTAACTCAGACCCTTGCAGCAGCAATGACAACAGGAACACCACGGCCAGAGATAAAACCGGACCCACGATACACAAAACGGGAAGAGATGGAGGCAGCGGTTGAATATGCGAAAGGCTTAAAGCGTGAACTTGTCAGGGTATGGGAAGAAACCAAGATGAAGAGCAAGCTACGCCAGGGGATCCTTGAATATGGCATAAAGGGTACAACCTGTTACCATGTCCCATTTAACCCCGACACCCAAGAGATAGAACCGGAACCTGATGATATTTATGGCTTTCTCCCTGACCCAAATCTATTGTCACCCAGGGATGTGAATAAAAAGCTGTCATATTTCCGCTGTGTGGTAATGACCGTGGATCAAATATTCAATACTTATGGAATCAAAGTTAAGTCCATGGGATCAGTTAACAACCTCAAGCAATTCAGAGAGACACAGCAAACTGATAACACCCCTATCAAAGATGCAGAGGGAGCAGTAGGAGATACGGAGGATGATGTCAATGGTGGATCCCTGGTATTAGAGTATCACACAACAGACTATACCCTGGAAGAATACGAAGATTATAAACTTGATAAAGAGGGGCAGAAGATCAAGGATGAGAACGACGAGCCGGAGATGGTTACGAAAACAAGACCGAAATTTGAAAATGGCCGAGTCCTCACGATAGTCAAAGGTCACAAAGATTGGATTATCCAGGATTATCCATGTCCGTATATAGATGGGCCGGAGTTTGTTGTATCCGGGCTCCCACAAACAGGAAAGCTATTTGGTAGATCAGAGGGCAAAGCGATAGAACCGCACATGAAAGCGATCAATCAGCTGATATCCAATGCACTTGATAACACTGAGTATTTCGGGAATCCATTTATGGAAGTCATTGAGGCTTTCCTGTCTGATCCAGCCAATGCCTATGCACCAGGACCAGGAGAAAGAATTCCGGTAAATAAAATAGGGGGCATCCAACTGCATACCCCGGATCCCATTGCAGCATTTGTTTACAACATGATAGGATTACTCAAAGATGATGCTGATTTAGTCCAGGGAACCACGGATTCATTCAGAGGGCTCCAATCATCCAGCCAATCCAGTGGAGAAAAGGAGAAGGCTCTTATTGTCCAATCCGGTGGCAGAGTACAGCCGAAGGTTGAGGACATTGTGACATTCGTGGAAGATTTCTATAAGCACTGTGCCGATATAGTCCAACATCTGTACTCAGACGATCCAATCCTACAGCAAGTAGAAGATGATGAGGGTGGAAACGAACAATTCCAGCCATTCAATCCCCAGGAGGGGAGAAATATGCGATTTAACATCACTGTTAAACAAGCATCAATGCTCCCGGTAGATAAACAAGCGTTATTTGAAGAGGCAGTAGCATTATTTCAACGGGGTGGGATTTCTATTGAACATCTTATTGACCTGGCTCCAACACTCGAAGATAAGAAACGAGCGAAGGAATATGTTGCCAAACAGCGACAGGCACAGGAACAGCAGGGCGATCCCGAAGAAGAAGCCCGGATCCAGGAAGAAGTACAGGCCAGGGCAGAAGAGATAATGCAGATAGAGGATGAAGATGAGAAGATGCAGGCTCTTGAACAGATGTGGGCCGAGAATCCCGAAGCTACATTCATGGTATTGAACATGCTGGCAGAAGCAGCCCCGGAAGATAGAGCAGTCAAAGCATTTGTCCAGAACCATGCCCAGGAACTCCAGGCACTTGCAGAACAGATGCAGCAACAGCAGGCACAACCAGCACAGTGATAGACCTCCTTAAATTCATCCTGGACTATCTCACAGCCATCATAATGCTGATATTCATTTGGGTAACAGCTGTATCTCTATGGAATCTCAAAATAGGGGATAATTCCTGGTACTACCCGGCTATATCGATGGCATTACTGTACGGATCCGCAAGACTACACATGAGGGCAAAGGAATGGTCAAGGACATAGGAAAAGACATGACTAAAATGTTAGATAATATGAAAGACCAGGAGCAGATGTCTTTCACTGATTTTGTCAGGATAAATGATTATGTCATAGTCCCAAAAGAAGAGTGCTCGAATTGTGGCAACACAGATGGGAACATCTATAATATTGCCTCACCAACAGAGAATATCAAGGAATGGGGTCACACATGCGGAGAATGTGGATCCTACTTCGCAACAGAATATGAGGTAATCGAATAATGTCAGACTCCTGCATGAAAGAGGAAGCCTCTGCATACAAGAACCGGAGGCAATCACTCCCTAAAAGTGAGATATGCCAGGGGATCAACAGATCAAAGAAGAAGAAGCCTATACGGCTTCTATACTTGTGCAAATATACTAAAAAGTGGCGAACCTGGAAGAGATACAGGTCAGTAGAGGAGGCACAGGGAGTTATTGATAAACTCCTGGTGAAATGGAGGGTATTCTCCAGGCCATTCAAAGTAACAGATTTTAAGATAATCGAAAATAAACAAAGGACACGATAATGGAAACAATGAAACAAGACAGCCCCTACGAGATGGATTTAGGGGAAACTTTCAAAATGATAGATGATAAGGTCCTGGTAGCCCCCTGGGATATAGCTGACAAGACTGACAGCGGTATCATCCTCCCTGATAGTATGAAGGAGAAGGAACGGGAAAAGAACCGCAAGGGCACTGTTATAGCAGTAGGACCAGGGCACAGAAGCGACTCAACCAATGTTCTTCATCCGGTAGAGGTCAAACCTGGTGATGATATATGCTTTGAGCGATTAGCAGGCACAGAGGTTGAAATCAAGGGTGTTAAGTACCTTGTGATGAACGAAATGTCTATTCTTGCAACACTTCCCCCGTTAGTGGGATAAAAAATATATCAGTAGCTATTAATTTATTTCTCCAAATATATTAAGTTATAGCTGCTGTTTACAGCAATTTCAAAACGATAACACACAAGGACAAAGTATTATGTCGAAAAACGATTTAAATAATATAGCAGAAAATATGGGGCAAACCCTCAAGGATAATGAGGATCCTGGTGAAGATCATGTGTTTCCTCAAAACAATCCCACTGATGAGAAGGATGAGCCCAAAGGTCTGGATAATACAGATGAAACAGAAGAATTAGAGTTTGTGGCTGGAGACATGGGAGATATCCCTGACTATGGCCATGAGAATATTAAATGGAAACTGTATTCTATCCAAACCAACCGGCACGGGATAACCACTGTAACTGAAGTAATGGCAAACAAACCAGGACAATCAGCAGCAGCATACGGAGTTATTCTAAAGATAACCACTATACAAGATGAGAAAGTCATGGCTGTGAATACTGAGCAATTAGCAAATATGAAGCTGAAATATTTAGACAGCCGTAACCCTGACATTGGCTTTGCAATCGTAAACAAGAATGCGAGTGACAGATAATGTCAGATAAAAACCATCAAAAAGAATTAGATCAAAAATTGACCTCTCCTGACGATTCGCTATCATTTCCCCAGGGAGTGATGGACCAGTTTGACGGTGATGAACCTATCAAACATGTTGATGGAGAAGGCAAAGAGATTCCATCTGAGGAAGAAATCGACTCAAGTACCGACGAAAAGGGAAAAAGCCCCGATGATTCCAAAGATGAAGCAGGCAAGGAAAAACCAGAAGAGTCCTCTTCGGCTAAAACCGATAAGCCCCCAAGTAAGGATAAACCCGACACTGAAACCAAAGACAATGAGGATGGTGCCCTCAACGGAAAGAAGGAATTCACTAAGAGTTTAGTGGAATTGTTTGAAAGCGAAGCGTATGCAGATATGTCTGAGCCTGATAGAGCTTTATTGTTATCAGATTTAAACAATAGAAACAAACTCCGTGCATCCCTTACCGAAAAGACAAAGGTGTTAGCCAAGGAACGAGAGGATTATGATTCTTTTGTTGGCAAGTTTAGTCCCGAAGTCAGGAATAATGTTATAACTGCTCTAAAAGATGAAGATTTTATGGAACAGCTTAAAGATTATTTCTCTGATGTTGATGGTGGTAATCCATTCAAAGCCTTGAAAGAGGCGTTTGAGAAGGTAGGAGAGAGGGAAACCGTATCTACTACCGAGAGAACGGAAGCTACTACCAAGGGACTGGCCGAAGAGAGAAAGCTACTTGTAGCTATGGACAGCAAGTTTTCTGATGATACGGTATTCAACACATTGGTAGATGAAACCATTCAAACGGTTAATGATATCAATGCGAAGGAACCTATCATGTCAGCATACAAGCTGAACCATGTCCTTCCTGCCAAGATCGATGAAGTAACGAATTTAAAGGCTGAATTAAAGAAGGCCAATAAAGAAATATCGGACCTCAAAGCTAACCCTTTGCGTAAATCTGCCCCCTATGCCAATGGCGAAGGGGTATCAAAAGTCATACCTGCAAACGACGATAACTCCATGGAAACAGCTATAGATAATGCTAAAGCTGCTATGGGATTTGAAGAGGATGAGGTATGAACGCAAATTGGAGGCTTTATGCCTGCTGCACATACCAAAACAGAAGTTACACGCATGATGAGCGACGTGGAGATTGCAACCAAGGAACATTTAATCCCCGTTGCAGTCAATCAGATATTGAATTCCAATATCATCATGAAAAGACTTCACAAAAGATCACGCCCATGGTCTGATGGTAAGCGGATCTCCTTCAACCTGAAATATGGTGCTGGAGAAGTTAAAGAGAAAACCACTGGTTACGAAGAGATTGTAGTACAGATCTTCGATAGCTTTGAAAAAGGCTATATCGGTGGGCAGTATCTTGAAGCTGCTTACGGAATCAACGGACTTGACGTAGATGTGTTCAACACATCGAGGATGCAATTCCTCAACCTCACACTTGAAAAAGTGGAAACAATGAGAGATGATTTCAAGAAGAAACATTCTGAAATGCTCTTTCGTTCATCTGGATCCGATGTATCCAGGTACCCTTCATTCAAAGATATGTTCACAACTCTCACCACAAGTCAAGAGATCTGTGAAATAGCTCCTGACGATCTTGAAATAGGATCAACAGGCGAATACGCATTTGATTGGTTACCAGAAGTGTACGATCACACGACTGCTGCACCTACTTATGCAAATCTTACCGATCCGACCTCAACCTACTTTATTGAACGCATGTTAAAGAAAGCGATCAGTAATATTGGTGAAAAGACCGGCCACAAACCGACGCTTATTATATGCACAGCCCATGTATGGGATGCCTATGATGAGGTCCTTACCGACCGACAAATAGCGACACATGCCGAAAAACGGTATGATGGTGGATATGATATCATAAAACTCCGTGGAGTGGACATTGTAGCTGATTCCTGGGTAGAAGGTGGATTCCAACAGCCCGGTGCTACTGCAACATGTTATATCATTAACGAAAACTTCCTGCAATTATTCCATGCTCCAAAGCTGAATCACAAGTGGATTCCTTGGGAACAGATGGAAACGCAGTATGTCTATCGTACAATGATGAGACACTTTGGTGGGATCGCTCCTACCAGGCGTGACGTGCATGGTTCAATCATCGGATTACCTTCAGAACACACAAGTTAGGAGATACTGATGTTTAAACAAGAAAACATAAGAAGCAAAGCCCGTGCAGGGATAGTCTTTCCTACCGATTATAAAAACGGTGGGTTAGGTATAACAGCTTATAACGGTACAGGGGCAGCCCTGGTTATCGGTAAAGCGTACTTGCTTACCTACGGTGGCACAGAAGGGCAAGAGGTGAAAATCGCTGCTCCTGCAACGAACACAACCTTCTTGCAACATGTAGTTGTCGCTCTTGAGGCTGTTCCTGATGAAGAAATAGGATATTTCCAGCTTAGTGGTGATTGCCAGGCTTTATTGGCTGGGACTGCTATCGCTGCTGGTGACTTCCTTGAAGTAGTCAATGCTGCCGATCAGTTAGTGGAAACAGGTACTTCACGAACCATCAACTGTGTGGCGATTGCTAAAGAGGCCCAAGCCGCAGCAGGGAGCGTTTTAACAGACGTTCAGATGATCGGTGAAGGCACCTTAATAGCTGCATCTTAACCGCTTAATTTATCCCCTGCCTTCGGGTGGGGGATGAGAAATGGAGAAATAAAATGGGTATGAATATACTCCTTGCAAATAAATTCCTACATAAGCTGTTAGGTGACAATTACCATGAAACTGGTGGATTGATTCAGTTCAAGAAGTGGACTCCAGACGTATTGGGTTCGGGTTCGGAGGTCAAATCAACCTGGGCCCTTCCTGCAAAATGCGTCGTATTGGAAGTTTTCGCTGACGTAAGAGTGGCCGAAGCTACTGCTTCATCTGAATTGGTTGATATTGGTACTGATGCTGGATCTGATGATCCTGATGGGTTTTTAGATGGTATTGATACTTCTACTACTGGTCTAAAATCAGGAGGAGGCGTTATTACTGAGGGAAGCAATGAACATTACCTCTCTGGTGCTACTCTTGGAGCTCTTCTAAGAGAATATCAAGAAGGGGCAGATGTTGCAGGCAACACAGGGTATTTAAAGAAAAAATGGGATTACACTTCGGGTGGGTCTGTTTTATCTATTACTCCTGTTGGTGCTGATTTCGATGATCTCGTTATTGATGTTTATATCGTTTATATTGACATCACTAACTTTAGCCCAAGCGTTATCGCTGTAGTCTAATAAACTATATCCCTGCTTGCCGGGTGTTATCGTGCCAATCTTTTTAACGAGAGATTAGCTTGGTAAGCAGGGGTAAAGCTATGGCTGATATAAACATACAGGGCCTCTTTACTAATGCCGATCACGAGGATATCCGTAAGGGACATCTTCAAAAGGCAGAGAATATTCTGCTTGACAAGATTGGTGTAGCCAGGAAGAGGGACCCCAGGGCGAAAGCCTTTTCTCACCCTACCGGACTCATCCGGTCCATCTTTAGATTTATAAACGAAAACCTTCCCAATGGTGCTATATGGGTGGCACTGATTAATTATTCGACTTACACACAGATTGAGTATTACGATGATGTAAACGATACCTGGACAGTTCTCACACTACCTGGTGAAACCAGGACAATACGAATGGGGCAAAGCTCTGAAGAGGGTCTTGGCCTTGAAACAGTTATAGCGGTAGTCAGTGGTGTATTCAATCTTAATTATGTGAAGATAAAAATTAGCACGAGCCCGGACACTGTAGCCGGGACAATGAAAGTCAATCCTGTAGCAGTGAAGATAGATGGTGCGGTTGGAGTTACAGTTAAAACAATAGAGATGATAGGTACACTTAATTATGTAAAACTAAGTGTAGGAAAGGCTCTTACAGTGACAACGATAACAATGTCGGGGGCGGTGCCTGCATCGGTCCCAAATGTAGCTGTATCACCGGATACAGAAGAAATTGCAGGGGATGTGGAAACATCTACCATTAAAATACAAGACGAGCCAGCAACACAAGGGGGAGCATTTACGCTCAATCCTGTAACGGTTCAAATCACATAAAGGTTATTAATTATGGCATCTGGAATATATAATAATTTCAAAGCGTCAATAATGAACAAAGAAATTGATCTTGAGGCAGATAGTATCAAATGTATGCTGATGGACAATGTTCATGCTTTCACCGCTACTCATAATGTTCTGGCTGATGTAATTGCCAATGAATTAGCAGCAGCAGGGAATTATACAACTGGTGGTGATACTCTTACTACAAAGGCCGTAACAAAGGCTGCTACTACCTATTGGGATGCGGATGATCCTGAATGGCTGGCTGCATCTTTCACAGCTTATCATGCGGTTATCTATGACATCACTTATGATTGTTTGATATGCAGCATTGATCTTGGTGGGGCCCAAACAGTAACAGCCGGGACACTGACAATATTACTCAATGCAGTTTCAGGGATACTCAGCTTAACCTAATATGTCTTTACCCTCTCTCATTGATAAGATGGTGGAGGCAAAATTTCTTGTTATCGGGGACAGGCTCAGAATGTCTTTCTCTGATGCAGGATCCACGGTTAGCCCATTATCCATCGATCCACTTGTTATCCAGAAAATTGAACGTGATTATTTCTGGAATAGCGATATTTTATCCTATGATGATATTCATGCGGATATTTGTGCTATCAGTGGGGATATCCTTTCCATATCATATTCAAAAGCGATAGAAACCAACACAGGGGGGGATAAACTCGCCCTCACTTCATACCTATATAAATTAATCCCAATATATGATGGGAACCAGGAAACATCATTAAAAGATGCGGTGACGGTTATTGTAAGACCGGGAATAGGTGACTCAACAAATGTTATAACAGCCTTGTTTTCCGATATTACCGTCAACTGGAATAAAAGGATCACCGGGTTTAATCTTTACCGGGCAACCGGATTCAATGGGGTTTATTACAAACAGATTGAAATATCATGTCTTGGCGAAGATGATGCAAACCTGACCTTGGCCGAGAACACCCTGGTAGGCCAGGCTTCTCTATTCTGTGCCGGTGCGAATGTTCAAACCCTGGCAGTAAACTATTGGATAATTATTGGCAACAAGAAACACAGGATTCTTGTTATAACCACAAATAAAATAATCACTCTTGAAATAGTGGGAGTTAGTGATGTATTCCCGGATATTGGGTACAATGGGGAATACTATGCCATAACCGATGATTCATTTTCTCCTGTAGATCATGGTGGGTTCCAATTATCCGATGATGGGTGGATAATAAGTTGGAATATAGACCCGTCTGAATATGGGTACAGAGCCAGGTGGTATATAGAAACTGCTGAGAGCATAGACTTGTCGGGATTTGGAGGCCAAACAAAGACTAACGGGGAATTTGATGAGTATGTTCTACGGGCCGTTATGCTTGAAGTGAATTGGGATGGGGTAAGGATTGAGAAGCCGTATTCCCTTGAAGCCTCAACTACATACTACTTCCAGATATTTATGTATGCGAAGGACCTTCCAAGTACCGTTGATCCAGATTTAGCATGGAGAGTACAAATAAAAATAGAAGATCCAGCGGATGATATATACATAGGTGAATCCGGGACAGCAATAGATGATGATGATTACAGGCCATCGTCAGATGATTGGGAGGTCCCGGCAGGCCAAGTTGTTAAACTGTCAGGATATTTCACTACAAGCTCCTCCGGCTCATATCCAACAAGTGTAACCATTAAGGTAAACATCTATCAATTTGGTGGGAATCACACAGCTGATTCAGAGTTTTATTTTGACAATCATATATTGACTAAGGCTGAATTCCAATCAGATGGTTTCAATGGCATGGGTGGAGATAATATCATAATGTCCGAAGATTGGGACTTCGGAGAAGATGATAAAAAATATTCCAGGGTTATTCTGGGGACTAATGCCGACGGGAACAATGGAGCAGACTCGCAGATATTCAGAGTAGATGGAAACACTACTCAAGCATTAAGATTAAAAAATATCCCTCCAGCAGCTATCCAGGGCATAGATATTAAATCATACCTGGGAGACTTCTATCTTTGGAAGGGAATATCTGGCACCAATGATGTCCAGCTGACAATATATGATGATGTAATGACTGACCTCACAGCTCACCCTACCCTCGAAACAATAATTAAAACCAATTATGAGATACCAATATATCACCAGGGCAGACTCCACGGTTTTGATATCGTGCTTGATCCTGATGGAAAAGCGGAGGCACATCCGAATTGGGGTATATTCTCAGAGTTTGAACAGCCCGACGTACTGACTGTATCCAACATAAACATATTTGAAGATACTGAAGGTGGGAAGGTCCTGGCCGGTGCATCCCTTAATGATTTCATTATAATATGGAAGAGACTCGCTGTATTCGTGATGTATATGAATCCGGTGGATCCTTCGGCCAGGGAGATGCAGGAATCATCCAATAAGGGGATAATTAACCCTCATGCCTTATGTCGTACTCCAATAGGGATATTCTATATGAGCCATGATGGTGTGTACCTGGTCCATCCA